GGGGGGGGTTACTGATGATCAAACTCCTAGACAAGATTCAAGATCACATCTCGCCTCCCATTCAAGTAGAAGAGAGGTCTGATACTCCTCCTCGTAGGTCCTGTCTTCTGCTTCTGAAATAGCTCGATTAACGAGATAGTAGAAGTCAGGAGAGATTCCTAAACTAGGAAGGAGATTGTTGATAAGAGTTCGCACCTCATCTCTTTCTCTAGAAGAGATCTGAGTTGAGTTAGACATGTGTCTATCTCCAAAGAACACAGTGAAATAAAGCCCCCAATAGGGGGCCTTAGACTTTTAGCAAGTCCATTCTTTAGCTCATTCCATGACCAACATGCATACTCCCCAGATGGAGAGGATTGCGATGTAAACTAGTAAGTCCATGGTGCTGATTTATAAATAACACCATGAATAAAAACCCCCGATAGGGGGTATAGTTTCTAGTCCGTCAGTTCAGCAGCACGGGCTGCACACTCGACTTGTGTCTCGGTAGTTTTGCATTCAATAGCTTTTGTAGACAAGTTAATAGCGGTGTAAAAACCTGTAGCTATGAGAGCAAGAAATACAAAGCGAAACATAGGTAATACTTAAAGAACACAGTGAAATAAACCCCCCGTGAGGGGGGGGGATTTAAGTTAGGAAACACTGAAGGAGTATTCCCAGTAATCCTTATTAAAAGGATCGTGGTAGGCCCATTTGGCAGACATGATCTCTGAAGGAGGGAATCCTTCATAAATCAGCATGTCCATAGCAGAGACTATGTTGGACGACCAGATGAAAGAGGTCGCCTGGGCTGTGGATATAAAATCTATGCTTTCAAGCATAAGATTAAACTCACAAAGAACACAGTGAAATAAAGGCCCTGTGAAGGGCCTAAGGGTTGATGATTTAGAAAGGAGAGTCCTCTTTAATGTCATCTAAAGCAGCTAATTCACGTAAGTATTCCATGTCATCAGCATCCAGATCAAGTCCGGTTGCTAAAGCATAGTTATATAGCTGATTAGCCTCAGCAGGGTCTGAGGTAATGAGGAAAGTACGCATAATTAAATGCATAATGAACACAGTGAAATAAAGCCCCCAATAGGGGGCAATACATCAGATAGCTAACGCAAGTTGCTTCCCAACTCGGCGTATAGGTGGAGTAGTTCTCTGACCGTAGGCATACTTCTGAATGAAGTTAGTGACACAGGTCTCAAGGGCTATCAAGTCAGCAAATTGCTTCCTAGCACCCTTGTTAGAGATAGCTACATAGCCACCGTCTACGGTTTGTCCGAACTTCCAGGTTGACATGTAACCGGAAGGGAAGGTCTTACGTAGGATAAAGATACTGTTCATTGTGAACATATAAAGAACACAGTGAAATAAAGGCCCCAAGAGGGGCCTAAGGCTTAACGCTTCCAGATTGGTGGAACACCAGCCAATCCGAGCAGGTAACCTGCGGTGTAAGAGATGGTGAAAACAGCGATGAACTGGATTGTGTTTACAGCAAAGCTGTGAAGCATGAGTAAAACTCATAAAGAACACAGTGAAATAAAGCCCGCGTTAGCGGGCATAATCTCATCAATCATCGTGATTAATGTGGAACTCATGATAAGAGCGGTGAGCAGGTCCTAAGAAGCAAGCTTCATAGATAGGCCTTCCATCCGCATCATGTCCCACAAGTTCGCGATACTCAGTATTTTGAGTATCTTGATCCCAGAATAGAACTATCATGAGATTAAATTCATAAAGAACGCAGTGAAATAAACCCTCCGTGAGGAGGGATTGGGTATTCAGAAGGGAATAGCTTCGGAGTATTCCGGAAGTTTTTCCATGGAGATAACGGGTGTATATAGAAAATGACAGTTATCTTCAGTTTCTGAGCAATCAGCCCAGTACTTGACAGCTTCTACGAAGTCCGTGAAGCCACGGATTATACGTTCAGGCTGATGATCGTCACAGGCGAATACATCGTAAGAGACAGTGAACATCTTGTGAATTTGAATAAATAACACAGTGAAATATAACCACCGATAGGTGGTGAGGATTAGGATTGCTGCTGATTTATATGGCTGCTCATTTATATATACGGTTCCCTATTTAATAAATATCAGCCGCCACGGCGAAGCCGCATAATCATTCTGCGACGGCGTAGCCGCATGATCTCCCCGCGACATCATCCCTTCGGACCCATGGGAGGGTTCGGATTCCATAGCCACAGTAGTACTATGGCATACATGCAAAATGCAATGATAAATGGATCCATATACTTATACGGGTTAAGTGTGCAAGGGATGTAACTGATTGATGGCTCAATAGTTAATAAGCGTGGAGTGGGGGCGCAGATATAAATCTGGCAATAAGGCATAGTTAGTAACTATAACCATCTTACAATCGTAGCGACGTCCAACGCGGTAGGCGTAAATACTGGTAGCAGTGGAGGTGCAATACCTGTAGAGACTTAAAGTTACTTAAGTTATAAACATTCGCATCCCGAGTGTTATAAACTCCCAATATGGCAGTAGATAACAGTAGATGACGAAGGTTTAAGCGCGTGGTAAACATATGTAACACGAATGTGTGACAGTTATAAGTGACACGCGCAAGGCGGTTGAGACAGCGAGTGTGAAACACGAGCGTTGAAACACGCGTTAGCAAACGTGAGTGAACAAAGTGAACGAACATCTGCTCGGCTGTTAATACGCGAGCGTTAAAACGCGAGGTTACAAACGTGAGCGCGTGTTCTCACGCGCGAACAACGGTTGTTGAATACACATCAGTTATCAAACAAGCGAAGCAAACAAGCGTGGCTTAACAACTGTTAAAGCCTCTTATTTTTTTGTTTGACCGCCTTCGGGGGAACTGAGGGTATTAGACCCGTCGAAAATCCTGTGGCATTTTTAGGGTCCTATAGGGGGACTTTTGGCAATGAGCATGGCCCTGTGAAATTAGTAAAATTTTTTAACATTTTTGGGCCTATATAGGGCATTTTTTGTGATTCGTAACCACTAAGTAAATACCACTATGTCTTATGGCTGTGCACCTCCCATTTAACGAAAAACGGGGTGCTGATTTTCAAGAGTTCGTGGAGTCAGCACAAAACCGCACCCGCTACCGTAGTTTTCTATATATCCCCTTTTTTAATCCCCCTGTATCCCCCTATAGGGAATTAATTTAGAAAGGGTAAGAGAAACACGCTGCTAAGTGTGGTTGTGCGGTGCTCGATAGAATAGATAGATAGTAACTGTAGTAGTGAAATGGATTGGCTCAATAAAATAAGAGAAGGATTGAAAAGTGGATATAATTCATTCGACAGTACGATTGGTGGAGTTTTACCGGGCGGTGCTCCATTAGATCTGGGCAATTTAGGCGGTGAAGTCATAAGAGATATACAGAAGGCTGTTGTACCAGGCTGGGGTGGTGGAAGAGTAGTAGATAAAGCAGTATCTAGAACTGCCGCTACACAAGATGATTTAGTAACGGGTAATATACCTGGAGTAGCTGCTACATTAACTGGAAATGTTACTGGCTCTAAAGGAAGAGAATTTGTAATAGATGAGATAATGGATGCACTTGGGAAGAAGATGGCGAAAACAGGTGTAAAGAAATTTGGGTCAAAGCTTGCTGGTTTCATACCGGGAGGTCAAGGAGTAGCACTTGCTGATACGGGGAATGATCTTTTTGATATATACAGCACTGTGTTACAGACTACGACTGGGAAAACCTTAGGGGAACATACAGCAATATATGACGGTATAAGGAGTAGGAATACCGGCACTGATGCGGTTTTAGGATCATTAAGTCCGGCGTATAAAAGAGAGCAATATGGCCCATCGCCGAGTATTGATTCAACAGATGCACAATGGAAACAAGGAAATCCAAACCACAACTATGCAATACAAGAAGCCTTAAATAGAGTACAGATGTTTAAGAAGAACTTCAATCCACTTAAAGGTGATTGGGGTGTTACAGAGTTAACTTATGGTGATACAGATTCAAACGATTACATAAGCCGTAAGGTATTAAAAAAACGTGCTATGTAAATAACGGTGTTGTACAGCAAGGAACAGCTATGGGTAATGGGTAAAAAGGATTTAATTAGTGAGAGCGGTGCTTATTTCTGGTGAATTATAAAATTTGTAGAATATAAAGATATACAAGTAAAAAGTGAGTAGAGCTATGGCAGATAAGTGGTGGAACGGTTTACCTGATTGGGCACTTAATGATGTGGGGCGTAGGTATAAACATAATGGTTTTGACCCTCATACGGGAATGACCCGTTTAGAATCTGGCAAAGACGTGATAATGGCTGAAATAGACGGCATGCCTGTTGTTAAAGACGTAAATACAGGCGAAGTGATGGGCGCGGATCATCCAGACTGGAAAAGTGGAGGACATATAACTAGATATGAACAAGAAGTTGACAGAAGGCAGCAAACGCCAATGCCGTTAACAAATTGGAATACAGATCTTAGCAGTACTAGACATGAGAAGAATAGCCAAACAAGAACACCTAGCAATCCAGATGACCATTGGTTTGGAATACCAAAAGCGCTATCCGATCACTTCGATCCGACTTCCGCCAAATATCAGACGAAAACTGACGATGTAGAGACTTCATCACCTACACCACCACCTGCGCCTATACTGCCGCCACTTACACCTACACCTACATCACCACTTACACCTACACCTACACCTACACCTGAAGCACCACCTACACCGACTCCAGAGTCTTTACCAACAACACTAGCTGAAGCTTATGGAGGGTTAAACAAAGGCTTAAAAAAGTTAGATCAAATCTATAATTGGCAGCAAGGTGAGAATGATGCAGCTGATAATATAAAATGGAACACTCAGCTAGATTCTAGTGTGCTTCCATCATATGATAGATCTCCATATAGCTCGATGGATTTAAATCCCGATTTTTATACTGAAGATTTACCAGCAGGAGTAGGGTTTAATGATGTAGACCTGAGTACTGGATTTTATGACACAGTACTACCTTCGTCTCAGCCAAAGACTGGACTACAGGCTCTCCGTGATGATGAGGAGAGTAAAGGACTTCTATATGCAAGTGGTAAGTATTGGGCTGAGAATGCGGACGGCAAATTAGAAGCTATTCCTACTGATCTAATTGATGGCGAAGGTACTGCTAGACAACAGGCAATTGCATTTATAGAAAAAGGGTTAAATAATCTGGATAATGGTTTTGAAGCCCAGGAGGGGGATCAACCGACTGACTGGGGAACTGACTGGGAAACGGTACTTCCTGAGAGTTACTCCACTCCAGACGTTAACTGGAAACCCGGCTGGAGTGGCGAGGTTTACGGAGGAACGGAAGACGTTCCTTTATGGCCACTTAATAGCGAAGAATTGATTGTCGAATATCCCCAAGCATTCAAGCAATATCTCAAGCAACAGTAGGATAAAGTAGAAGCAGAAAAATATCTACAATAGTGGTAAGTATATATTTAATAATGTGGCGTACGAACCAAAGAATCGAAAGAAACTAAGTGAAACTGAATTGATCCTACGTGGTGCCAACATGGCAGCAAGTGGTATTAAGGAAGGATATACGCCTGAGCAGACCATAGATATGCTGATGAAGTACTTTCAGCGGCAAGGTGTCACTGATATACAGGGATATGCACAGAATTCTCTAAATGAGGCTCTTGAATTTACTCCTGAAACGGCAGAAATTACTAATAGAAAGAGAATTAGCGCCGATTCTGCACTGAAAAAGCAAAGTGAAGGAGTTCGTCACCGTGGTGAGATGAAAGATCCCAATTCTTTGGAAGAAAGATTCAAAGAAGCTGAGATTTGGGGCCAAGATCAGAGCGATTTCCAGCAATGGGGCGGATTCGACAAAGATGCACGCACTCCTGGAGGAATCAGTGGACTAACTTCTAGTTATGCTGCTGATCGAGAAGGAAAAATTGAAGCAGGATTGCTATCACCCGATGATATGAATGATAGGGAGAAGCTAATTCGCAATGAAGCTAGAAGTCGGGAGAATTTAGGCACAGGTGGTGTACAAGATGCACTGAATAGGCTACAAGTAAAGATTGCTGAAGTTGGATACGCAGCATTGCCACCTGAAACAGCTGAAGTAGAGCGTCGTCTTATCGATTCACTTCAATATGGAAAAGTACAACGCGGTGCTGAACGATCTCTAGTGAGAGATATGGTGATTAATGATAATCGCCGTTTCAATGATGCAATAGCGAAGGAAAACTATCAAAGAGCTGCTGATGAGGCCCAAAGTATCGCTTCAAGGTTCACATTAGGTGGAAAAGGTGCCGATGCTGATGATGCATTACGTAGTATCGGCAGGATATCAAGACTTGGTCAAGTGAAAGCGAAAGCACCATTCTCGATTGTTCCAGATTCAGATGTATCCAATTTCGGTAATGCTGAATGGCAAGGTATTCCAGGAGCTAGCGATAGTAGTTGGAATACAGGCTTGCCTGATAACGAAATCACTGGATACTACTTAGATCCAAGAACTGGAGAGCCAATTGCTATAAGTGAATCACCATCAACAGCAATTTCAGGTGTAAATACACCAACAACAGCTCAAGCTCTTAACGCACCAGTATCACAGTCTTCAATTGACTGGGTAACTAAGGCAATCCCCGGTGGTGAAGACCGTGGCGGTGGTTTGAACTTCGGTAACTACCCTCAAGTAGATATTGGTCGAGTAACTAGCGATCTATCAATCAGACTACAAGCATTAGGAGCTAAGGAGCCTAGTATTTACCCGACGCTACAAAGTACACCAGCAAATATAAGAACATTCGCAGAATTTGATACCGCTATCCAAGGTGTATTAGAAGGAAGGGCAAGTAAGGGACAAGGGTTCTACATGAGAGACGAATTAACTAATAGACCTAAGTATGTAGAGAATCCAGGACCATCAGAAGTATTAAATTCACTAGGATTCAGCAGCACTGAAGAAGATAGTATCAGGAATGCATTGTGGCAACTGGAGCTTGCTGATGAAAGTGCTAGAAAGGCTGCTTATCAAAGTAGGACACAAGGAACTACTGCATCTCCAAAGGATTTGGTATTCGCTGCACCAGAAGCTGTAGATCGTTCAAGAGGCACTGCTGAAGTTGGTCAAATCAATGAAAACCTAAGAATGAAAGATACAGGTAAGTACATTAAAGGGTTACTAAGAGCAATTCCAGATTACCCTGATGCATCCAAGCCGTTTATCGGCGCAACTGCTGATGAAGGTGAGCCTAAGTTAAAACGGCAGCGAGCAGGTGGGATGGACCCTACTGATGTACGTATTCAGCAAGAATCGTATGCAAGAAAGAACCTGAAACTCCCTAGCAATGCACCTATCTACTATAGAGGTGAAAACGAACTTCTTCAACATCAAGGTGTAGATTCAGATGAACAAAGGGCATATATTCAGAAAGTTCGGAATTACCAAGAAAATAATGCAAGCCTAACTGAGGATGTTAAAAAAGAACTTAGATCACGCGGTGAGTCAGTTGGCTTCCTCACTAAGGGTCCTAGCAGCCGTCCACTACCTAAGAGAATAGCTACATCACCAGCATTAGATATTGATCCTAACTCTGTAGATATGACAGAAGGATTTGACTATGATGCATGGTCACGTCGTCAAACTGATCCAAAACAGCAAGTAGCCCCTAAGCCCACTACTGGTATTGCCAATGAAGCATATTCTCGTCTACTTAATAGAGTGGCCGGAAAGCAGCAGCAAACAAAAACAGCAACCCCACTACCTCTGAATAAGCCACCAACTCGTACAGCAGTAGGTGTTAGTTCACAACCACCTTGGCATAGAGGTAAGAAACGTTATATAGCAGCAGGTGCTACTGGATTAGGTACACTAGGGTTACTAGCCAATGAATATAATCGTAGGCAAGATCAAGAAGAAGAGCTGAGGTACTAAAGATGGCTAATTTCGGCACTAGTGGGGCGATCAAGGCTGGTCGCATGGCACAGCGGGATAGAAAGGGGTCTGGACCTGTAGCTACAACACAGGGTATTCCTTCATTTGAAGAGACTAATTTCCTAGATAGCTCAACTGACACAAGGATGGCAGGACCTGTAGGAGCACGTGCTCTTGCATTGATGAATGATCCAGAAGCTCAAAGGCAACAACAGGAGTGGAGTGCAATGCTAGCGAATTCACATGGGACGAATGACTGGTATGGAGTAGAGAACGGTCTGGCGTAAAGGTTATAAAAGGATATAGCTAAAATAATAAAAGGATCAAACTAAAGTGTTTTAGAGAGTCAGTTATGTCAAGATCTTTAATGAACATATTAAAGTTAGCAAAGGCGCTGGGGACAAAAGGTACAGGAAAAATAGGGAATACGTTCAGGAAGGCAGGACAAAGAATAGTAAATAATACTGGACCTTGGACTAAAGAAGGACTAATTGCACAATTTGGTCCTGACGTATTCTTCGGTACGGTTGGCGGATTAGCTACACCAGGGGATGTAGGAGATAAATTAATTGCAGGTACAACTCAAGCTATTGGAGGTGGCTTAGGTGGTGTAGGACTTAGAGGGCTAGTAGGACCTAGAGCTAGATCTGGTGCTGGGTTATGGATGTCAGAAATTGCAGGTGGTTATGGTGGTGATATGGCTGGCATGGCTGTAGGCGATCAAATCCTTAGAGCGAAGGGTGGAGGTACAACTCCATGGGAAAAACTTCAAGCAGAAGACTATGAACGTCTAAGAGCAGAGATCTATCAGCAGATCATGCGTGAACAAGGATTGATAGCGTGATGTTAGGAAAGAGGGGAGAAAGATTTTTAGATGCACTTTCAGAGGCTTATGGTGAAGGTCGTCCAGATCATCAGAAAGTATTCTATGAAGCACGTGAAGCATCGGGTGCTGATTCAGATGCACCAAGGATTGAAGCAGCTCTAGGAACTAACGCCCTACTAGGACGATTGCGTGACATGTTGGGGGTATCACACCCTGCACATAGACAAGTCCGTATTGAAAAAGGTATGGGTTTAAAGGATGATTTTATAGGAAAAGCTGGTCAGGTAGCAGGAACAGCCGCTGCTGATTTGACACAAGATCATAGCCGTGAATTGTGGTGGCTATTAAATGCACCACAGGCAGTAGCTAACGTAATGCAGGAGTTAGCATTAAACAAAATCAACCCACGACTATATGGCGCAAGTCCTGTGGCACATGAAGTCACAGGTAGACCAGTAAGAGTGAATGTAGATGATGAAGAGATAGCGATCGCTATGAATTTAATCGACAAGGAAAGTGGTCGAAGGAAGAGAGGTATAGGTATCGAAAAAAATAAAGGAACTGGCGAGTATATTTATAACCAAAGGAACTTTGCACCAGGCCATGTAGCTGCTTTATCCATACCAACCGGAGTAGCTATTAATGCAGGGATCGGCCTGCTGAATCCTATGGGTGGATCCGGCGGCTATGAAGCTGTACTGCCGAGTGAAGCAGACGCAACAATGACTGAAAACCTATTAGGCGAAATCGCTGCTAAATACATCCTCGGTAGGACTGGTGGCCTATTACCTTGGAACGAGTTTAAGAAGGTAAGGCCGGATGTATCTAAAGGTGAGTACAACGCATATAAAGCATTCAAGTACGACAAAGCAATGGATTACGATATAACTGACGGTGACGTAACTCTCGTTCCAGGTGGTGTTCTAAAAGCTACAGTAGATGGAATACACGGGCCAGAAGTACAGTTCTTAGGTAGAAGCCTGCCTGTTACAACAACTGCTATCCCGTTCGCTGCTGCTTTAGCAGGAACAACATTAGGAGCTTCACCTGCTATTCAACGTAGACTGGGATTGAATCCTAAACAGACAATTAGGAATGCATTAGCAGGTGGAGTATTAGGTTTGACAAGCGGAGGTGGTGCTGGATATCTAATGGAATTAGAAAGACGTAGGCGCAATGAAGCTGCTAATCAAGCTTACTATGATTCAGTTAACATAGAATAAATAGGATTCAGACTAATGCCAAGTTTCGCCATAAGCAGTCCAGCTATAGCTTCATTGGTAACACCCGGAAGTCCAGACTACGATGATCTGTTAGCTAAAAGCCAGGTAGCTAATTATTACAAGAAAACAGGGGCAAATAAGGCTGAAGCGGGGCTTATTAATGCTGGGTTAAATGCATTTGGTATGGCAAAGAAAGGAGATCTACAGGCCGAAGGGATGCTTGAGGCAGCAGCCGCACAAGCTGATGCAGCAAGGAGCAATGCAATGTGGGGTCTGGCCGGTGACATCGGCGGCGGTCTGATAAGTGGATTTGGAAAAATGGACTTCGGTGGTGGTGATAGTGGTGGAATAAGTTTTAGCGATGGTATGAATCTTGGATTACCTAGCTACGGAGATTACGGGGGTATGTCGTTAGAGGGATTCGGTGCTTTCGGATAAATGACATTTAGATTAGATCCCGGAGCCGATGCAATTACTGCTTCAAATGGAAGACTAACGTGGTGACTAAGATAGAATAAAATATTGATAAAATACAGATATATAAGTAAATAAAGTGATGGCAACTAATTTTTCTACAAGGCAAAACACTGGTTTCGGATTAGTGCCGCCAGATTTTACTAAGATCCCAGTACCTACTCAAATAAATCTTGGCCCCTATGCCGCCGCCGCTGGTAGTATTACTGGTAACTATTCAGGATTAGCTGGTAAACGGCCAAAGCCTGGAGCTATCTATGGTTTACAGAATGAGTTAGATGCCAGGGAGCAGATAGAAAATTGGGGTATTGAAGCTTCTACAAAAGGCGCATTTCTTAAAGCATATGGGGATGTAGTAGGAGCACAGAAAATGGCGGAAGCTCAGGCGGAGGCAGCAGGGAAGAGGGCCGGAGCAAGTAAGGAGGCTGGAATGTGGGGTGGGATAGGGAAGATTGTTAGTGCCGGTCTTCCATTGCTAATGGCTTGCGATGAGCGTACAAAGCATTCAATAGAAAGGCTGGATGACGTGACATTAATGTTACGAGAATTGAATCCAGTAAGTTTCTACTACAAGGATGAATTCACAAGTGAACCGAGCAGGATGCACTATGGGTTTATTGCTCAGGAGTACAAAGATGTGATGCCTGATGCAACTTATGTTGATAGTGAATCAGGAATGTATAGAATAGATATAAACCAGCTGATCGCCCTGCTTGTCCGTGGTTATCAACAACTGGACAACCGTGTTACAAGAATGGAAGCTAAGAACGCCCTAGCAGGAGCATTAAAATGATTGGTCATAGTCTTAATGATTTAGCCTTGAAGCTTGCACAAGTAGAAGGAATAACATTTGGTCAAGCCCTTCAATGGCTAGGTGGTAAACCAACTCAAGCGGGAGTAATGGCAGAGACAGGTAAAACTCTTAATGCTCTTACATTAGGCAAAATGCCTAAAACAGTAGGCAGGTTTGCTGGTAAAGGACTCATTAGAGGTGCTTCAAGACTGGCACCCGGATTGAGCGTTGCTGGGAACGTAATGGATGTAGCTGACATCATTACTGGTGATGAAAGCTTTGGTAATAAAGCAATGGATACAGCAGCAATGGCAACTGGTGGCACTATTGGTGCCTTCATGGGAGCTGGAGTGCTCTCTCCACTAACAGCATCTATCGGTGCAGGTATTGGAAAAATGGGAAGTGATGGATTGCAATGGCTATTTGGAGATAAGAAAACTCCAGAACAACGTAAACTAGAAGAAGCGCTTGCGCTACTTAAAGGGGGATTGATCTGATGGCTAAGTTAAGGGATAATCACTGGTTGGATTGGGGTGCAGGCATACAACGTGGGACTGCACTTGATCTCTCGTTAATAGATCCTAAGGACCCTTATGCACCAGGGGCAGATTGGACCACCCAACTCAATAATGCGATATTTGGTACAGGTGGACTTGATCCAGCAGCAATCAGAAAGCAGGCGTTAGCTAACAAGCTCGAAGGTAGGTTTAAGGAAGATATACTTACGGAGGGTGGAACATGGCTACCAGGACAAACAGAAGGATATTATAAGAACGTGCTAAAAAAGTTAGAGGAGCAAAGATTAAAAACTCTGCGAGGGGAAGATTTAGCTGATAAAATTACCTTGCTTACCAAGCAGCAGGAGCCGGGTAATTTAGCTACTCAGGCTACTGCCAAAGCGCAAAGTGAGAGTACCGAATCTAACGAAAGACTAACAATGTTACAGCTCTTATCAGGAGATAGGAATGCTGCTGAAGATCGTCTAGCAAGATATGAGATGGCACGAGATTCTGAACGAAACGCTCAGCTCCAATGGCAACAGCGGATGGAATATATGGATAAAAAGGAAGCTGCTAAAGAAAGAGCAGACAGATTGAAACTACTTATAGCTGGGTTGAGTGAGCTTGGTGCTAGCTTCGCTGCTTAGTTTTAATATTAGATTTTATTACCGAAGGTAGCACGTAAACCACCTGAGTTACCACCAAAAAGGATATCATATTGATGTTGATTAAGTTTAACATTGCCACCATATGCTCCTACATGACCATGAGACCCATGGTTAGTAGGATCTTGATTAGGACCTATAGTTTCATGCGCCGAACCTTGAAGCAGGTCTATTAAGTTTGCAGTACGTGTACGCCAGTTGACACCATCAATGTCATCATCTCTCCAGTCTTGGATATCTATAGCTTCGTCAAAGTCATGGTGACTACCACGTGCATGGCCTCCAGTATTCCCACCAAAAGCAGGATGCTCAACTATGGTTAGACCAAAGTTATCCCTAAGGCGATTGCCAAGATCTACAATATTAATATTATATAAACCATCCTTATCTGGAGTATATGAAGTAGGCAGACTTACAGTAGATTGAGGGAGATTACTTACATTACCTAAAGAAGGAGTACCGTTATTAGTAGGTACATCTCCAGTAGTTTTAGATTGTAGAATTAGGGCTTTGAGTGCATCTATTTTCTCAGTAGAAGCATCTATCGCTGCTTGAGCTTTAGCTATATCAGCAGATCTATCAAAAGGAATGTTATTAGGTAAATCTACTTTCTTTGGTTTAATAGCAGCTTCAGCTATAAGGGATCCCATTAGTGCTAGTTTACCAGCCATCTTCTGTTTTGGACCTTTACCTAACAATTCAAGGTTGCTTTTGATTCGTATATCATCAGATTTACGTTCAGCTATAGACTGAATAGCATCTTTAAATAATTCACTCTCCACTTTATTAGATACAATCTCCTTAGCCGCTTTATTTTTCATAGCCTCCATCTGTAGAGCAGCATAGTCAGGGCTAGTGTTAAGTACACTGTTAAATGCATTCAGTGCTTCATTAGAAACAACTTGACCAGCACCAGCAAAACGGGACATATTATATGAGTAATTACTTGTATCTATTGTAGGAAGTTTTGACACATCAAAAGCAAGTAACATTAAAGTCAATAGCATTACATAAGTTCATATCCACTCAACTGATTGTATCAACTAAGTGAAACTTTATTCCCACAAAATCGTAAAATGTGAATACATAGGCATTAATAAAATAAGAAGATGGGATTTAACTTCAACCTAGTTTCAATAACCATGCTCGCCCATGATACGAATCAGGGCATTTGCATATCCAGGATCAGTAGCATATTTCTGTGCTTGTAACTGTTGAGCCGCTGCAGATGCCGAATTGGTATTTTGAGATACACCAGAGAAGTTTTTATAATCATCATGCCACCATTTGTTAAGCGTTTCAAAAGCATCTTTCGCTGAATTGAAATTCAAGAAGTCAGCATTTGTGTTATATGGTTTTCCATTAGAGTATTCATGCGTAGGGCTATTATTACCTTGACCTGGCAAAGATTTCATACCAAAATAATTATGAGATCCACCTAAAGCAGTACCATATGCAGATTCATGAGCCCATTGAGCTGCTACTAATTGAGGGAATTTAGCTCCTGTAGCTTTAGCAAGATTATATGCTTGATCCCAAGATGTAATAGCACTACCATCTGAAGGAGTAGTACTAACAGAGACAGGAGTTGAAGGAGTAGTACTAACAGAGACAGGAGTTGAAGGAGTAGTACTAACAGAGACAGGAGTTGAAGGAGTACCGTTATTAGTAGGTACATCTCCAGTAGTTTTAGATTGTAGAATTAGGGCTTTGAGTGCATCTATTTTCTCAGTAGAAGCATCTATCGCTGCTTGAGCTTTAGCTATATCAGCAGATCTATCAAAAGGAATGTTATTAGGTAAATCTACTTTCTTTGGTTTAATAGCAGCTTCAGCTATAAGGGATCCCATTAGTGCTAGTTTACCAGCCATCTTCTGTTTTGGACCTTTACCTAACAATTCAAGGTTGCTTTTGATTCGTATATCATCAGATTTACGTTCAGCTATAGACTGAATAGCATCTTTAAATAATTCACTCTCCACTTTATTAGATACAATCTCCTTAGCCGCTTTATTTTTCATAGCCTCCATCTGTAGAGCAGCATAGTCAGGGCTAGTGTTAAGTACACTGTTAAATGCATTCAGTGCTTCATTAGAAACAACTTGACCAGCAGCAGCAAAACGAGACATATTATATGAGTAATTACTTGTATCTATTGTAGGAAGTTTTGACACATCAAAAGTAAGTAGCATTAAAGTCAATAGCATTACATAAGTTCATATCCACTCAACTGATTGTATCAACTAAGTAAAACTTTAATCCCTCAAAATCGTATAAACTGAATAGATAGGCATTAATAAAGTAAGAAGATGGGATTTAACTTCAATAACTTTGATCCAAGACAGCATCAGGCTCCGCGTGAGCGTTATGACTTTCGTGGATTTGATCCAAGGCAATATGGTGATTCAGGGAATGCCATGGGCCGTAAAGATATCGATCACCTAAAAAAACAAGGTGCCAGTGATTATGATATTGCTGAATATATCCGTGAGTTCAAGGGAACAGTAGGTAACGCAGCTAGAGATTTTGAACGAAGTAATACTCAAGCTCCTAAAAATGAGAATGCGATGGGGAAGGTTGATATTGATTACTTAAAAGGGCAAGGTGCCAGTGATAATGAGATATCAGAGTACATTCGTAACTTCAGTGGAACAGTAGGACCCGCCGCACAAGACTATGCAAGTCAACATACACAAGCCCCAACTGCTACAGCTCCTCAACCTACACGAGCCCCAGCTGCTAAAGCTCCTCAACCTACACGAGCCCCAGCTGCTAAAGCTCCTCAACCTACAAGTAATTCATCTACAGCTCAGGCAGATAGCAATTCTATTTATAATTATTGGGCTAATATAAATAACTCCACATCTAATAGCAATACTAAGAGTGATGCTAATCAAGAAATAATCAAAAACTTTAAACCAAATCAAGTAGGTGGAGAGGGGATCGGACAAAAGGATATTGATGCGTTATTAGGAAAAGGGTTAACTCAGAATGAAGTGAGCAATTATATTAAATCGTATAGTGCGGATGGTGGGATTGTTGGTGAAAAAGCCGCTAAGTATGCTGGTGTAGCAGCCAATTATGGAAACTCTGCTACATCCAATGTGCTTAATGACTTCAATCCTGATAATGTAGGCGGAGAAGGGATTGGTCAGCAGGATATAGATACATTGGTGTCACAAGGATTTACTCCAAATGCCATTAAACAGTACGTTACAAATTATAGTAATAAGGGAGGAGTGGTAGGCCCTGCGGCGGCAAAATACGCAGGAGTTAATCCGAGTTACGGTAAGCAGTCATCAACATGGTCAACCGCTGGTAATAAGAATAGTGGACAAGCTACTGGACAGACATCTGGTAATAAGAATAGTGGACAAGCTACTGGACAGACATCTGGTAATAAGAATAGTGGACAAGCTACTGGAAAGACATCAGTAGACAAAGGCTTATTCAACTTCCAAGGGATTATGGATCAATTCTATAATTACCAGCCAGGAGAGAATGATGCAGCTGGTAATGCAATGAAGAATACATTTGCCGCTAATATGATTCAATCTGGATTTGATAGCACATTAGCTACTCAGATGGCAGAGAAGCAGACTCAATTAGCTCAAAGTACAATGACGCAGGGTGCTGATTTGGAGCTACGGAATACAGACTCACTCATGCAGAAACAGTATGAACAAGGTCTGGGCTCAATGGGCATGCAGTATGACCTACAAAATAAGTTTGCTGGTAATCAGCATGGTCGTGATGTTGCGATGTTAGAAGCAACTGGAGTAGATCATCGTGCAACTATTGGAGAAACTGGTCAGCAAAATAGATTGCAGAGAATCACTGAAGGTGAGCAAGATCGATTAACTGACTCCAATAGAATTCTCGCAACTGGTACAGAAACACGTGCAATTGATAGTAATAAAATAAAAACTACTGGCCAAGAACAGCGAGCAACTGATACGAATCAGTTACGTACTTCAGGACAAGAGCAACGTGCAGGGATGAGAGTTTCAGGCGAAGAAACACGTGCTACAGACACTAATCAGTTACGTACTTCAGGTGAAGAGAGTCGTGCAGGGATTAGAACTACTGGAGAAGAGAGTCGTGCAGGGATTAGAACTACTGGAGAAGAGAGTCGTGCAGGGATTAGAACTACTGGAGAAGAAACACGTGCAACTATTGGTACTCAAAGTGCTGCAGCTCAAGCACTAGAAAGGGTAAGAGGATTAGAAACTCGGGCAACTGATACCAATCAGTTGCGTACTTCAGGTCAAGAGCAACGAGCTGGAATCAGAACTACTGGAGAAGAGAGTCGTGCAGGGATTAGAACCACTGGTGCAGAGACACGTGCTACAGACACCAATCAGTTACGTACATCAGGTGAAGAACAAAGAGCAACTATAGGTACTCAAAGTGATGCAGCTCAAGCTTTAGAAAGGACAAGAGCATTTGAACAGCGAGCAACTGATACCAATCAGTTACGCACATCAGGACAAGAGCAACGAGCTGGAGTCAGAACTACTGGTGAAGAGACACGTGCTACTGATTCCAACAGATTACGCACAACAGGAGAAGAAACACGAGCTACTGATAGCAACAGACTTGCAACAGAAGGGAGTGAGCAGCGTAGGACTATTGGAACTCAAGGTGATCAAAATGTCAGACTTGTAACTGCACAAGGTGATGACACAAGAAACACCCTGAGTCATCAAAGTAGACTTGATGCTAAGCGGTACGTGGATCAAGGACGAAGCAGTAGAAGGCTAGCGAGGTCATTCTGATGACAACTAAAATGGCTTCAAACAGTAAGGTATATCTAACTATTGTTGATAAGTGGTTAGATACGTTACCTGCTGCTGATTCAGAGGACTTTAAGGAGTTTGCAGAAGTCACACCATCAATCATTGAGATTTGGGTTTATGCAGGAATCCTGAAGTACGAAGGAACATTCAATGACTTAGCTCGTTGGGTAAAACTGAAGTACAAGAAATTGAACCGTCGTGAGATTCTCAACAGCGAGATCGCTGCTTTGCATAGTGATATTCAAGATCTACGTATGGCAGTTAATAGTGGAGAGATCAAAGGTGATAATGGTGCAGCACGTTTGGCAGCATTAGAGAAAGAACTCCGTAGTCACATCGAGACAAGCGATCGTATGAATCGTACGACAGATAAGCGTGGCTTAATTTTGGCAGGTGCTGATCGTGTAATGCGAGAACTTACAGCAATCTTTAAGGACGACCCTCAGTTTGCAGAACCGATTGAAAATTCAATTAATGCAATCTGGGCCAAAGTATATAGTGAGTTGACAAGTACATAATGTCTAGTTCAATAGAGTTTCCAAAGTTACCAGAATTGGTACCAACATCAATTAATTCTGTAAGGCTTGAGAGTGCATTAACTAAACGGATGCCTCAAATGCAGTCATTAGGTAGTTACGGAAATGCAAGGCAGTTAGAAGCAGAGCAGTACGCTAGAGATATGGGAGTTGTTCATGAGATCACAAGGAATCAGGTAAAAAGAAGTCAAAAAATTTCTAAAGCAAAAAACAGGGCTGCACAGCGAATTGCCGAGAGGAAGACCAATTTAAGGAGATCCTAACGTTAGACTGAGTATAAATCAGTATAACTAAATGGCAGGCTCAAGTGTAGCATTAGCGTACAAAAGATCAGCTTTAATGACGGCAACGAAAGTAACCGTCAAGCCACCCTCAGAACAAGTATTACAAGCTAGGGATGACTTCAAAGTATTCTGCACATATCTAGGAAAACCTCCAGCAAAGCATATGCTGGAGTGGCATGCGGAGTTATGTAGCGGAGAAGATAGTGAATGCCTATTAGGAATAGCTGGTCCCAATACAGCAATTCTGGCACCACGTGGATCTGCCAAAAGTACCGTGCTTGGTTTATTTGCAGCTTGGATGATTGGCCGACATGCAGCTGCAAAGCGAATGCTGAGAGTGCTATACATCAGCTATATGGTAGATATTGCGAGAGCGAAGTCAGCAACAATCAAAGGGATATTAACGAGCAGTAAATACAGGGAAATATTCCCGATGGTTCGGCTATCAAGGATCAGGCGTTCAGATGAATACTGGAGTATTGATTATGAATTCGCTGGAATCGATACCAGTGGAGAGGAAGCATTCACAGTTGCTTGTGGAGGTCTAAAAGGAGCAATCACATCTAAACGATCACAGCTGGTGCTTATTGATGACCCGATTAAGTCAGCTGGGTCAATTAATAATCCAGACATTCGACGTGAAATGGAAAATACATGGACGAACGTCATTGCTCCAACTATGTTCCAGGGTGCACGTGCCATCTGTCTTGGAACACGTTTCCATTTTGATGATATACACGCTACGTTATTTGTACCAAAGAATAATTGGAGACAAGTTATCCAGAAAGCAGTATTAACTGATAAAGAAGGTAGGCAACGTTCATATTGGCCTGAGTTTTGGTCAATGAAGTATTTAAATGAACGTAAGGCAGAAGATCGTGTAGCTTTCGCGTATCAGTATCTAAATACTGCAGTAAGGACAGCTGATGTAGGAATATCGCCGGAATTGATTTGCAAAACAGAAGTACCTGAAGAATATGACTGCATAGGAGTAGGAATTGACCTTAGTGCTGGACTCAGTGAGAAGAACGACTGGACAGTAATGACATTAGGTGGAATTAAGGGTGGAAAGATTTATTTAATAGATCAAAGGCGTAATCGAACCATGGGTAACATCGAGAAGATGGATACGTTGTGTGAGATGCTAGCTGATTGGAATATATTAGCTGAAAATGATGAAGGGCAATATTTCCCAACAATGTCACCGTGCATTATTTGGCCTGAGGCAGTAGCTTATCAAACTTCATTTGAAGGTGACTTTAAACGTATCATGTTCGATGATCGTGCTTTGTATAACCTGTCATGCTCACCAGTGAAGGGATTTAAAGGAGATAAATTAGCAAGACTTAGGGGTGTGCTTGGTTTATATGAGAATCGTAAAGTAGCTTGGAATAAATGGAGAAAGTGGGATGTACTAGAAGAAGAGTTACTCAATTTTGGCCATTCAGCTCACGATGATGCTGTTGATTCAATGGTACTTACTATGGGTGGATTACTGAGAAGAGGGTGTCTACAATTAGACTACAATAGTGATAGCTTAATTATGTAGTAGGAATACTAGATATGACCAAGATTGACACAAGACCCTACACAGATGATGTTCCAATCGGTGGGATTCCTAAGAACTCACCAAACCCGGCACCAACACCGGGAAGAGCACCACGTCCTGAAGGGAGAAGGAAGATGTATGACTTCGGTGATCATGATGCATCAATGTATGGTGATGGGAAAGGGTTTGGCTTAGCTGATGTTAGGCATATGAGAGCGCAAGGTGCGTCAGAAGAAAATATCGGTAAATTCGCAAGAGATTATCAAGCCAGTGGTGGAAAGGTTGGTAAGAGAGCAGCAGGTATTTACGATATGAAAGACAGTGAAGCTGGTGCATTAGCTGGTAGTGATGCACAAAAGTTTTTGGGTGATTGGTGGAACAAACGTGAGGGAGGTAAAGCTAAAGAAATAAAATATGATTATGGAAGCCATGATGCTTCAAAGCATGGTGGTAGAGGCATAGGTATTAGAGATTTGGAGCATATGCGTAATTCAGGTGCTTCAAATGAAAACATGAAAAAATATATCCGTTCCTACAGAAGCAAAGGTGGTGTAGTAGGAGAAAAGGCTGCTAGTTTCGCGGGCATCGCGCCATGGGCACCTAAAGGTGTAAAAGGGCCTAATAGTATATCAGCAACAAGCGGCCCAAGAAATCTTTTGAACAGCAACAAAGACTTCAACGCCAATGTCACTAACGCGACGATTAATGCGGGACTCAGCGGCAATAAACCTGCTGGATTAGGATTAGTAAAAAGATTTGCTGGTGACTTTATGGACAAGACAAGTGGATCTGACACAGCTCAACAGTATATAGCTGCGAGTAGAGCAAACCCTGTAATAGATAGGGCGGCATTAGATCAGCGGGTACATGAACGTCCCCTGTATCATGGTGCTCACTCAGACATTAGTAGGACTGAAACTTTTGGAGATCAATGGACTGGTAGACAGCCTCCAGAGTTTGTATGGCCAGATCCGCTTAAGCCTGTCGAGGCACCTGATTTAGATTATGATAAATTTATGGATAAGATTGACAGTATCGGCTAGTATTTAAATAAAAGGAAAAGCAAGAATGAACTCTATGTCACAAAGTAAGCTATCACCATTACTTACTGCCGCTAAAGAAAGAAGGGGCGATCTTTCAGTAGATACGATGATTATTTCATCACATCTAGCGCAGATGCGGATGTTCATGTTACGTAGAGGTATTGAGTTCTATGCAGATCAGGATTCCTTTGGCAAAAGGAAGGATTTTCTAAGAAACATATGTGAACATAATATGTTGGAGATGAAGCTAGATAGCATCATCGATTATTTCTTATGTGATGGACAAGGTTTATTTTACTTCAGGCCAAACGGTGACACGTACCAACTCCTTTATTTCCCTAAAGATAGTTACCGTGCTTATCGGAATCAAAACAGTGAGTTAGAAAGCGTGGTGCTGATATACAGTTTCAATGTACGTGAGCCTAATGCAATAGATCAGTTCGCTCAAGTAAATGGTCGTGGAGGTAGGACAAAATATATTCGACTAAAAGTATATAAAGACAGGATCGAGCAGACTATATCAAATGAAAAGATAGATTTTGAGAATGAAATGGGTCAGTCACCAATGACGATGCCTGGTTCAACAGAAGTACTTACAAATAGTTTGGGATTCATTCCAGCAGTTGAAGTTTACAATCATATGGATTGTACAGGTGAAGCAAGTGGAAATGGGGAATTTGAGTGGTTATCGAATCAGATTCTGTACCACGATGAGCTAGTGCATAATATCCGCAAGAACATGAAGTTCTTCGGCAACCCCACGCTTGTTTCTAGCCGCCCTAAGCAGGACATTATTGAAGCTGGGGATGAGCAATCGTTTAAGCCTACAATCAGCTCTCAGGCAGGATTTGCGGCCATAGGCAGAGGCAGCACTAAATCCACTCAACCGTTCGGCGGTGCTTCTAGTTTAGATGGACAAATTAAAGTACCAAGGGTGATTGCAAACCTTGAACCTACTGATCGTGTTAGTTACTTAACTCCTGATAGTGTTTCAGGTGATCAGAATATGTACGTCAAGCAGTATCGAAGTGAAATTCGTCTAGCACTAGGTGGTGTTGATGATATCGATATTGGTACAGCTTCCACTGCTTATGAGATCAAAACTTTATATGGTCGTGTTGCAGCAACAGCAGAAAAGAAAGCAAGAGCGTTATTTGACTATGGTTTGTGTAAGCTATTCGCAATGATGATACGTCATGAAGAAGAGTTATTCAATAAATCATTTGCATCAATTATTGGTTTACAAGAACCCACTCCTCCATTAATGGAAGACTACGAAGGTGATGAAGAAAGGTTTGAAGTAGATAATGAAAAGTTCCTAACGAAGTATCAGAAATTCATCAATCTAAGGGAAGAACAAATTCGTGCTACACTTGATTCAGGAGATATTCCTCAAGGAGTAGTTGGACTTATCCCAGATGGCAGCACTAAAGTTGCATGGCGCTGGGAGGGTGAAGTTTTTGAAGAAAGTACAGACGATATTCTAAATAACAGTATCGTCGTACGCAACCTTCAAGAATTAGGTGTGGATTCTGTTGAAGCACTTAAGTATCTATTCCCTGGCAAAACTGATGAAGAGAGAGCCGCAATGTTAAGCGGTTATCCCTTCAGAATGGTTCAACAGACACAGCAATCATTAAATTCGTTTATCGGATTACTCGGTCAACTTTATCAGTTACCGCACCCACAGACACCAGACTTACCTCTGGCATCTGACCCGAATCTTGATATCACAGGATTCCTATATAGATCACTTGAATTTTTACGTAAGGAGTTAAGTTACAGTGGAAGGTACAAACCAAGCAGTGATGACCTCGGTCCAAGCAAGCTCTCCGATGCCGATCGCGTCAGAGCAAAGCTTGGCCGTCCAACCCGGGATGAGCCAACAATCAGCCTCCCCGGTGTTGGATCAGAGTTACCAAACAGCAACACCTCAGGCTTACCAGGCACCGGCCCAGGTCCAGCAGGCTTCGGCTCAACAGGGCAATCCATGGCAGCAGGCGTTCCAGGCACTCAGCGCCAGTTTGAATACAAGCAGCCCATCCCAAGCCCAGGTGTCACCCTCGGCTTACCAAACACCGACGCCCCAGATAGCTACACCGGCAGCGTGGGCTTCGGCACCGCAGGCGGCACCAGTCCAGTATTCGCAAGCCCAGACCTACAGTCCCCGAGTTTCAACCCCGGCTTATACGCAGCAGGCCCCAATGCAGGGTCAGCCCCAAGCAGAGGTAAGGGACGCGTATCTAAGTCAGGTAAGCGATCAAAGTCTTGAAGTTCTCCAGCACTTCGGCGCTGAAGCACCAGTTCTTCTAAACCAGTACGCTTGTGCTGTAGAAGACGCTCTTGTTGAGCAAGTACAGCGTGGTCAGTATCAGTCCCTGATGCTTGAAGCAGCAGGTGAAGAGCGTTCAGCAATGAACTTGATGCTGACTCACCCTGACGTTCTTGCTGATTACGTCAACGATTTCTACGGTCCTAGAGGCCCATACCCGACTGAGACTGCTGCTGAAACACAAGCACGTCAACAGTATGAAGCCCGTGCTCAGTTTGCAGCTGAAATCCAGCAGCAAGAGAGGAACACTCAAGTTCCCTCAAACTTCCAACGCCCTGAAATGGATATGCCTACACCAGGTCGTCAAGTGAATGAGTCAAATGACTTCTGGGGTGGTCTTTCCTATCTGATGGATAGCCGTCCTGAGGATGCATGGAAATTCCTTGCACAAGCACCTCAAGGAGCACTACAAACAAAAATGCTCGTTCAGGATCTCTGATAATTATTAGTGGGGGTTGTTAATTCAATCCCCCTATAATAGTAATAACAACATTAATGTAAAAATGGCTAATCCAAATAACGGACAACGAGAATATGCACAGGATTTCGCAAGAGATCGTATAGCAAGAGTGGTAGAAGCTCAAGGGGGAGGCCGTGCATTAAGTCAATTAGGCGAGATGGATGCCCATACGCTTGAGCGTGAAGTAGGGGCTGGCAAAGTTGCGGGAATGCACAGACCTTCACCTCGCGATAGGGGTATGTTTGACTTCGGTGCTTATGATTCATCAGCGCGTGGAGATGGGAAAGGATTCGGTCAAGCAGATCTTGACTACATACGGGAAGCAGGTGGTTCTGATGAGAACATTAGAAACTTCATGAGGGATTACCAAGCAAGTGGTGGAAGAGTAGGTAAAAGAGCTTCTAAGTGGGCTACAATGCAAGACAGTGAAGCTGGTGCATTAGCTGGTAGTGATCACAGAAAGAACTTAGGTGATTGGTGGAACAAACGTAAGGGAGGCAAAACTCCTGACGTAGGATATGATTATGAAAGTCATGATGCTTCAGCGCATGGTGGTAGAGGCATAGGTTTGAAAGATTTGGAGCATATGCGTAGTTCAGGTGCTTCAGATGAGAATATGAAAAAATATATTCGTGACTACAGAAGTCAAGGTGGGGTAGTAGGGAAAAAAGCTGCTAGTTTCGCAGGGATCGCACCACACACACCTCAAGGTGTACAAGGGCCTAATCGTGTTAAGCCAGGTAGTTGGGCCGATTAGACGCCACCAGTACGTCCGTCAGGTCCATAATAGGACTTGACTTAAACAAATTGGCATATCTACTACAATTAAAGAATAGATAGTAGGTACAATCGTGAGGAAAGCTGGCGAAGTAGCTAAGCAGGATCCCGAAGTCTTTGAAACTATCTCAAAGCACCTGCAGACTGATGGTGTGCCCGAAAGAGCTGCTGATCAAATGAGCGCAGAGATGCTCAATCACGGCACGGAATACGACAGTAAAGTTGATCATTACTTCCGTATGGTTGAGAATTATAAGTCAAAAGGATTTGATAAAGATGCTGCACAAGCAATGGCAGTAGAAGCTTTAGAAGGAACTAGAGAAGAGCCTTCAGAAAGCCTTAGATTTGCAAGAGTTGTTGGCTAGAATAAGGTTGCAAAAATAATACATACCTGCTACGATTAGTAAGAAAGGTAGAAGAATTATATGGCAAAACCAGCTGCATCAGGCGATTCCGTACGTGCTTATTTACGTGATATCGGACGCGTATCTTTACTAGAGCATGACGAAGAAATCCTCCTAGGTCGTCAAGTTCAACGGTTAATGGAAATCGAGGAGCAGAAGAAAGAGCTTCAACTAGATAACCAAGGATTAGCTGATGCCTGCGAAGTACCCGTTCGTCAACTTAAACGGGAGATTCGTGACGGCGTTAAAGCTAAGGAGAGGATGGTTACAGCGAACCTTCGTTTAGTTGTATCAGTTGCCAAGAAATACACCAAGCGCAATATGGAACTTCTAGACATAATCCAAGAAGGAACAATTGGACTGGTGCGTGGTGTTGAAAAGTTTGATCCCGGTCGTGGCTATAAGTTTTCTACATACGCTTATTGGTGGATACGACAGGGAATTACAAGAGCCATCGCAGAGAAGTCTAGAGCAATAAGACTCCCCATCCATGTCACAGAGAATCTCAACAAACTAAAAAAGGCACAAAGGGAGCTGTCACAACTTAATGGTTATATGCCAACTGTCTTTCAACTATCAGAGAAATTAGAATTAACTGTAGATGATATCAAGGATTTAATGTGCAAGGCTCGTCAGCCTACTTCTTTAGAAATCAAAATAGGTGAAAACAGGGATACAGCATTAATTGATTTGTTGGAAGATGAAGCACAGTTGCCAGACAAGCTGCTTGAGCAGGACTGTGTGAAGGAAGATATTCGTAGCTTAATAGCAGATCTTCCTGAGATGCAAGCTGCTGTAATCGGTATGCGTTATGGAATTGGTGAAGAGATTTTGGAACCTTTGTCAATGACAGCCATAGGTCAAATCCTTAATATGAGCCGTGACAGAGTAAGGACTTTAGAGAATAAAGCACTTAAATCATTACGAGAAGTAAGTGACAAGGTAAATGAGTATCTGTAGATTACAATGTAATAAAGGATTGCATTGTAGAAATGGATGTAACTGAGCAGATAAGATCGATTAGGAAGACATATGGAGGAAGCTATAGCAGCTCTCCAGAAAGTCTAGCTGTAAGTAAGAATCTAAATTACGCTAAAGGTGCATCAATTAGGACAGCACCTGAGGAGACAGTTACAGTGATACCGTTCACTTTAAACTATAAAGATTCAGTAGGACTATTCGGTGCTGAGAATACTTTCATCAAAGTCAACGTTGACATCATTGATAGTAATGACCAAGCCTATGAAGAAGAGGGTTGGATATCAGCAGAAGTGGATCAAGAAGGAGTGTCTAATGATTCTAATTACGTAGCAGCAACGAGGGACTATACAGTAGATACGACTACAGTACTTGGTTATGACCCTGCTGAGTTCATTAGAGATCTATCAGTAGTGTGGGATCCAATGGTGAGCATAGATGTTGACAATAAAAAGACTGGCAACATTTATAACGACAGTTGGTTTGACGTACGTCTATATACAAAGAATAGGGAAGAGCATCCATTTAACGAAATGTTTTTAAAAAGGAAAGACTTTTTCTACATAGGATTCCATGCTAGAAACACAAGAAGAATTCCCTACAATGTTGACTGCACTATAGGGAATAAATATGTATCAAGCACAGATATAGTTGGTGATGATAAGATGCTTATAGCAAGAACGCTCTAGCCTTCGTCGTCATCTTCAGATTCAACTGCAGTAACGGTAACTGTGATGTCAGCAGCAATATCACTTTCACCAGTTAGTCCAGCATCAGATGATGAAACAATGCAGGTAGGTTTACAGGAACCTGCTGCTGTGAATTTAATAGTTGCTGAAGCTGTTGATCTACCAGACTGAATAGCTGCTCCGCCGCCAGGGATTGACCAGCTGTAACTAACAGTCGCATCACCAGAAGCCGCCGCTGTATATGTCAGTGTATTGTCAACCTCAGCACTGTTTGGACCGCTAACAGTAACGGTTCCAATAGTAGTAGTAGAAGCTGGTAGTGAACCGACAGTTCGTTTCAGAACTCGTCCACTAGAAATTGATGGGAATTGATACTCATGAATCAATGAAGTACTATCTACTGCAACTACAGCAATTCGTTCAATACATTTGAATGAAGGGAACGTAAAGTTACCATCACCATCATGACGGATAGCTACTTCTACACCTTCCTTCTCAACAGGAATAACAAGACGAACAGCTTGTCCGTTACTCAGTTCAAATTTAAAGATAGCAGTCTTAAGGTATTGAACTTTACCTTTTAGATTCCACCATTGTGGGAATAGATGGGTATCACCCCCGCGCTTAGGGCGAATCAGACTAACCTTATCACCAGTTTTCTTAGTGACAGTGCGTTCGCCCTTAAAATAGAGACTATCAGCCATGTTTTAAATACCATTTCTTATACTATTTTAAACTATTTAATAGATTGATTCAGTTTAACCCCCCTGCTGATATCCATCGAAGGTTATCAATAGAGTTATTAGATTTATTTTTATTGATATGATCAACAGTAGAGCAACCCTTCTTTCTACCAAGGGGAGTAAGTGGAGTACCTAGAAACGCTAGTGCGACTAAGGTGTGTACATAAACCTGCTTCTCACCTTTCTGTCCAAGACGCTGCTGGAGTGTCACTTTCTGGTAGCCAGACTTAATAGTGACTGGTGTCATCAGTCTGTCCTTGCCACCTTTAGTAGTTTTAATGTCACCATCACGGTTCACGTAGTACTCAATACAGCATTCAAATCCAGGCAGGCTGAGTACAGGCACCCATTCATTAGTATCAATAAAGTCTTCCATTATTTGATTATACCTATAAATCAGTATACACAGTAAATAGCCTCAGTATAACTAGTACTATTAGTTTATATGGGCAAGTCGAAGCCTATTTTTAATACTTTTCGTTTTGGAGTTGCCACAAAATGTGGATTGACAACGATTTTCCAAAACTCCTTGGGGCTGAACTGTACCGCCCGCATCCTGCCTACATCATTGAGATGGCGGTAGAGCCTGTGGTTGTACACGATTTTTCCAAGCAACCCGGACAAACGGTTCAACTAGATCGTTACCGTTTCTGGGGAGCACCAGGCACTAAGGAGTCACGCGAACGTACTGCTGATCAGACGCTAGGCACATCTAGCGCCCGCAATATCGTCAAGGACAAAGTTCTTGTTACGTTGAGGGAATATACAGGACCTGCAGATACTCGCGACACAGCACAACCTTCTACATTCAAGGTGGCTCGTGAAACCCTGATCACTGCACAGCGTTTGCTGCTTGATACAGGTAATTTGAATGTATTCCATCAAAGCATTGGTTCACTAACCCTGCTTGATGACTACCGCCGCTGGCGCGACCGCGTCTTCGCTAATGAACTGCTTAAAGCTGAAGCCAATGGCGAAGCAAGCAGCACACAAGGTGGATATTATCTACCTGGTGGTAAAAACAAAGGTGGTTCCGGCGGAACCCTCGGCGTAACCTACGCTTCTGGTGAATCTGGTAAGTTTGATGTAAAAACTGACCTTCTTGAAGTTGTTAAGGACATGCGTAAGCGCAACGTCCCAACTTTTAGTGATGGTTACTACCGCTGCATTGTGGATCCAACCGCAATGATGCATCTCCGTCAGAACTCTGACTTCCGCGAGATCGCACGTTACCCCGGTTCTGGGATGGTAGATCCGATGCAGCCTAATTTGGCTCCTTCAGCTAATTTCTATCAAGGAATGGGACCTGCTTATGGTCAAGCTGGTTTTGTCGCAGGACAGCCAGTGATGCCTACCGGATTTCTTTTTGAGGGAGTTCGCTGGTTTGAATCAACAAACCTGCCTGAGACTTCCTATAACTTGATTGTTACCGATGAGTCAGCAAGTGCTGCTGATTATGGTGCTGCTCAGTTGATCTTCTTTGGTCCTCAAGCAGTTGGCGTAGGTGTGGGTGGTAATAACGCACAGATCCTCTTGAATAATAACGATGACTTTAGTCGTTTTATCATTATGATTTGGTCGTTGTTTGCTGGATTTGAACTCCTTAATAAGGACTTCATTTCCGTTGGTTACTCTTTCGTATATTAAGGAGGTAACTAACAATGTCCGTAATCTATCCCGGTAACTATGTTGCCGATCTGAATGCATACCGAGTTCAGGGAGTATACGCACTTCCCGGTATTGAGTTTTATCAAATGCGTGGTGTTGCACTGGTGGATGGCACCGCTGCAGCTGGAGAACTTACAGTAAATGTTCTTTCTCCTGATAAGCGTGGAGACGACAAACCAAGGCTAGACAAGGCGATGAAAGTCCCTGCTGGTAGTTATGTTTATCGTACTGCGATTAGCACAGTTAACCTGACTGGTGGAAACGCTAAGTACGTCCAAGTAAATGGACTTACAACAGCTAATGCAACAACCGAAGCTAAGCAAACCTGCACTTCTGCAGGAGTGTTCGCAGCTACTGGTGATGCAACTACTTTCCTTGGTCTGGCTGGTAATACAGTCTCTACTGAAGCAAGTGAAGCTACAATCACCGTCACCAATGAGGCAACACTGACCGTCACAGATAGTGACGATCAAGCCTACGTAATTGTTGAGGTCTGTTTCTACAAAGATGCAGGCGCACCAATTGCTGATGACGTTAACGTTCCATTTAAAATTGAAGCTGGTCAGGGCACCTGATCCAACCTTAATTTTCAATCAAGGCACCCAACACTGGGTGCTTTTTTTGTGTTTATAATAGCAGTAGGTAAAGTACATTAAGATGAGTAATTTATTCCAAGACAAGAATACTGGGCAGCTTGTTGAATTTATCAATAAGCACGACAAAGAATATGCGATGGTACGTAATTCCGCTGGTGCGATTAACTACGTAAATATTGATCAGTTGATTCCTTACGACGCAGAGAAAGGGAAACGACTTAAGGTGGAAACAGCTCCACAGATTGCACCAGAACCTGAAGAGAAGCCACCTAAAACAGTAGTACCCTCAGAGGATGCTAGGTTGAATTTAAACGTTTCTAGTGCTGAACAGATTCAAAAACGACTGCCAGGTGTTGGTTATGCAACTGCTAAAAAGATTGTCGAACTTCGCATGTCACTATCAGGCGAACGCTTTGCCAACCTGAAGCAGCTTGAAAATATACCACGAGTGAATTGGGATCAGTTGATTGATGAGGATTTAATCTTTATCGCCTGATTGCTAACATAGTAATAGTAATTAGGGTATAAGTTAATGGCTTCTGTAGAAGATATTCTATTGATGAAACTAATGCAGGACAATGAGTCTGCACCATCAATGGAAACAGCTGCTAGTGCAGGAGCTGCTCTCGGTGCATTAGGTGGATTGGTTGCGGGTCAACCTATTCACAGTACAGGAAATATAATTAATAAGCTAAGAAGAGGTGCAAAGGGCGGTGCTTATAGGCCTAGAAGATTTAGAGCTGGACCAAGAATGGCAGGAGCTTTGGTTGGAGCGATTACAGGTGGAGCGCTCGGCGCAGGCGTTAAGGCATTAGCAGAAAGGGAAAGCCCAGCAGCTCGTATGTTGGCGAAGATTCAAACATCAGGCGAACTAACGAATCAGGATTTGCTAATTCTTGAGTCTCTTCTTGCTGAAACCTATAGCAATATGGCTTAATAAGATGGAACTTGACAATTATCAAAAGTCGAAGATTCGTTTTCATCTAGGTTTTAACTCTGGGGCACAAGTTCCTGTAGGAGATAGATCACGTCTAGAAGAAGCAATGGCTTTGATTCCAGACGATTACTGGTACGAGGAGATTGTATACCACATCAAACGTTGTGACATTGCATGGAAAGCAAGTGCTGCAATCCCTGATGACTACTTCGATCCTGGCGGTTCTAAAACATTGAATCCCTCCAGGCAGGAGATTATTTCTGGAGATGTTCAACGAACGATCAATACATCAGATCCCCTGAAGGGTGATGATTATTTTCGTGAAATTTATTTGAGAGAGTGTGATCGTATGGCAGAGACATTATATGTACCTAACTACAGAAGGCCTGAAGTAAGGCGGTATGCATTTGAACGTGCGGGTGCTGATTTCATAATGGCTGTACCTGGTCCAGCAGATACTAGCGTTGCTTGTCGAATAGTATTATCACAGACGTGGAGATAAGATATGAGTAATTTAATCGGAAGGAGTGGAAGTTTTTATGATAATAATGATCTCTTTCAAGAAATTCCTAAAATCATTCCACCTGAATACAGTAATCTCCCATTAAAGCCAGGAGATGATGGATTCGATGGTGATCCATTTATTACGACAATTCCCAATTACACTAAAGATACTGATCCAGGCTATAGAAGATTGGCAAAAGCCACAGATCCAGAATGGTTAGATATAATTAACCTACTAATAGGTTAAACATTTAAGTGTAGAATAGTCATAGGAATAAAAGTTTAATTACCATGAATGGATTACGGCCCGTCAGTACAGGTACTCAAAAAATTGTAATGCCTCGCAGTGATCGAGATTACGAATCACAGCTGATAGCAGCTCAAGCACAAGCAGATGGAAATCCTTATGTAGCTGGTATTCAGGAAGTTTTTGACCCTGGTGCTGATGAGTTTCAATCAGATGCATTAGAAAAGAAACTGGCAATGTATAGCGGCACAATGCCTGCTAATGAAACATTGAACGATCGTTCACGAACAATGAGAGGTTGAAATGTTAAAACGTAATTCAGCAACAACTAATCCAGTAACTACTAATAAGATTGCAATGAGCCCTAGTACACTTCCTGGAGCACCAGGAACAGTAGCAGGGAATCCAAAAAACAATGACAACTTATTTAGTAATGTAATTCCTGCGGAAGATCCTAATGGTATCCCTGTTCAGCCAACTACGCCAATAGTAGCGGCAACAGGTCCATCAGGTTTAATGCAGTCAAATGTAGTGGGACTTGGATTTAATAGTACTATTCCCTATGGACAACAGTTTCAAGATATAGCGGCAGCGGATGCCATGGAAGGTTTTCGCCACGTCACGGATGCACAAAACCGTGGACTTAATGGAAGTCCAATGGGTATTGTAGGTCTTCCAGCTACCGCAGCACCTGGAGCAATTGACCCTAAAACATCTCAGCAATCAGCTTGGGTAATCCAACCACAGCCTCCCATTGCAAAAGGGATGGGTACAACAAGAGGCTCTAAAAACGGAGGCTCTCAAGTCGCCTAATTCAATTAAATTAAGAACATTATCAGGTTAAAATAATGGCAACAACATCCTCTAATAAACAACCATTACTAGTGGACCACGTACTGCATGAGGTGGTCAATCTGGATACATCGAGTATTGGTCATGCTTCGTCACCTGATATTCAGGGCACGAACACTGCGACACTGCTAGTTAATGCTGTAAATACAGATGGTGCAATCATTGAAGATATTTATTCAATTGCTCGTAGTACTACAGCAGCAACGATCAACCTTTATCTGACTAGCTCTACTGACTACTTGCGACCGACTGAAGGTGTTTTTATTGGTAAATTCACTAGTGGCACAAGTGTGGCAGCAGTTACTCAATGGACAGCTATGCCCAACATCCTTGCACCTGTTGCTCAAGCAGGATCCACTGCTCAGCTACGTGCATTGTATGTACCAAAAGGAAAGACACTATGGGCAGCACGTCAGTCCACAAGTAATTTGACTGATGGTCCCTTGATAGGAGTTCAAGGCGGCTGGTACTAATGCCTAGAAAACAGAATGGTTTTGGTAAATCAAAGGCATTCAATGGTGTAAGTACACGGGTAAATAAAAGTGCTAAGAAATCTGCTGCTGGTACATACCCAAGTGATAGAAGATATGGATCATCAGTTCATAGAAGTGTTATTGAAAAATACGACTTAGATAGTACTTGGGCGAAGTGGCGACGAGGCCTAGAGTATTACTATCAAGGCTCATGGGAAAAACTATATGAAAGGGATACAGACAACAAGATAGTAGTTGACAGTGATGGAGATCCTGTTACTCAGGAGATTACATCAAAGCTGTATCAGGGTACTCCTGAAGAGATGGATGTAAAGTTTACAAGCTTTAGATATCCGACAAAGAGGGCTGACACAAGGAATCATTATGTAGTCAAAAGGGCGAATGTAAATCCACCAAATCTTGGGACTATAAGTGAAGTTCTAAATGATCCAGATGTAGATTCAGACAACAGGGCATATGGAGAAGTATGGATCCAGGGAAGCTTTAATAGTGCGTTAAGGCGTATGGTAAATGAACGGATAACAGATGGAGAGACAGAAGCGACAATTACAAATGTATTAACAGCTAATAAAAGGCCTGCAATATATGTTGGTAAATCATATCCACAAAACACCACAACACTGACAGTAAGTGTTCCGTTATCCGAGGTGCTTGCTACAACACATGTTATTAACAACAATAATAACGTCCAGTCATTAGTTGGCGAGATTGGTTATCTAAAAGATTTCTTTGTAGAGCAGTCACTGAGTAATGAAGTATTTTCAGATGACGCTTATGACTTTCAAGTTAGTGCTGAACATACTGGAAGTTCTCAAGAATTTGAAATTCTAGACAGAACCGACTTACCACCGTCGCTGTATGACATAGCAGCTTTACCGAAACTTTACGATACGACGAATGCTTCTTTCACATTAAATGGTAATTATAAATTCCTGAAGGAACAGTATCAAAGGTTTTTTGGTAAGCAGTACTTAACAGGAGATGTAGTAGAAACAGAAGTAAGTACCGTTGCATTTTCTGTAATGCCATTCACTATTAATTCCCTGCTGATAGTAGGGAATCAAGTAGAGATAACATCAATTCCATTTGATGGAACCTTGACACTATACGCTTCAAACGCTAATGGATACCTCACGATTGCTGATCACAGTTTCACAAAGACTGTATTAGATGAGTATGACAGTGTTTCATATCATAAGTTAGGTGCAGTAGGTGCTCCAAGTTGGTATCGAAAAGATACTGATGTTGATCCATGGATGGATGAAGTGTTCACTAGCGGGAATCAACTTAAACCAGCTGATGTGTACTGCTGTAGTTGTCCTGACTATAGTAAATCACAGATAAGGATGCCGGAGACACAAGGTGCTGATGGAGCAGTAGCTAATAGACAAGCACGTTACCCACTGCCTACAGTAATGAGTGAATCTGACTTCTTAGCCTTAGGTCTAAATCAGGCAGCTGGTATCGTTCAAAGTTGGGAAGATAGAAGGCATCGACTGGGATTCAAGATGTGCAAGCATACAATCGCAACTATGTTTATGGACAGCTTAAAAATAAAGGAGCCCAACAGCTACCCTACGGTAGAAGTTCGTAAAGCTTTTGAAGAGAAGTTAGAAGCGGACATAAAAGAAAATAATGCACAAAACATAGCTTCAATAGAACGTTTAGGAATCACAACAGTGGAGCTTGTTTACGCATTAGCAGCTGGTCTAAATTTAGATGATATCGAGACTGCTTATGTCATGCTGAATTCAAACTATTAAGGAGCAAAGTAAATCGCTAGAATAGTTAAATACACGGGTTTATTAACCTAAGGTCCAATTGCTTTTTAGCATATGAAGTTACAGTTAAAACGGAGTAATGTACTCCAAGGTGGAGCTGCGAAAGTACCAGATCCAGTAGATATGGAATATGGGGAGATAGCAATTAATTACAACGCTGATGATCCCGCTTTATTCTTAAAAGACAGTAACAACGCCATGGTCAATTTGACCAGCGGATTGTATTCATCTAGTGGCGGAACAATCAGCGGCGCCGTAACTATTTCAGGCAATGAAACAGTTACTGGCAACCAGACTATCAATGGCAGTTCAACTGTAGGTACACAGTGTTATGTAACGGGCAGCGTTGGCGTTGGTATGTCAACAACACCAGATACTGATATACATATCAAACGATCGACTAATAGTGCTGGTGGATTGAAGATTGAAAACACTGATAATAGTGGAACAAGTCAGGTAGCTCAAATTGAGTTGTCTGGCGGCAATGCTGCTTATAGCAATGTCAAACTAGAGTGTAATGGTAATATTCATAACATCAAGCAGGACAGTAGTGGAGGGCTATCATTTATAAATGGTAGTGATACACGTTTAAAGATTGATTCAACTGGTGACTTGATTGTTTATGACCAAGGTTCAGTCAAACTATCTGATGCCGATAGCAGTAATTACTTTGGTATTAAAGCACCAACAACAATTGCATCAAACCTATCATTCACACTCCCTGCCACTGACGGAGCATCAGGACAAGGACTAGTTACAGATGGTTCTGGCACATTGAGCTGGGACAACCTCGGAGCAATCATCATTGATGGTGGCAGCTTTGATTCAGGAGCTTCATTAGTTACAAACTCTCAAGACATTAACGGAGGAGATTTCGGATCATGACTACACCAACTACTAGGACTCCGGTAAGGCTAGCCAGAGGATCAACAACTAATTTATCGAATAGCGTCTCTGACATTCAGGAAGGTGAAATTGTATGGGATTCTACGACAAGTAAACTAAAGGTAAAAGTAAGTTCATCTTTAGTAGAAACTGGAGCTACCGCTGATGCATCAAAAGCTAACCTAGCAAGCCCGACATTCACAGGAACACCAGCCGCTCCAACAGCTTCTGTATCGACAAACACAACGCAAGTTGCAACAACAGCCTTTGTTGTGGCGGAGATTGCTGATGAAGTCGGCACAACTGTACAAGCCCAGAGTGCTGATTTAGCATCACTATCTAGTTGTCAAAGTGGGGGAGCATCTGCTCTAGCTGCACTAACATCAAGTGAAATTGGAGTTTTAGATGGTGCAACTGTTACAACAACAGAGCTTAATTTACTTGATGGCGTAACAGCTTCAACTACTGAGATTAACTATGTTGATGGTGTTACTTCGAATGTTCAAACACAGTTAGATGCTAAGCAAACAAGTGACGCTGATCTAACATCACTATCCAGTTGTCAAACAGGAGCCGCTTCAGCAATTGCTCTACTAACTGCAACAGAAGTTGAAGTACTAGATGGCGTAACAGCTACCACTGCTGAAGTAAACATTTTAGATGGCGTAACTTCTACAACTGCTGAACTAAATCTTTTAGATGGAGTCACTTCTACTACTACTGAGTTAAACCTTTTAGATGGCGTAACAGCTACCACTGCTGAACTAAATACATTAGACGGTGTATCAGCAGGAACTGTATCCGCTTCAAAAGCTCTAATCACAGACGGTAATAAAGACTTGACTGGCCTTCGTAATTTATATATTACAGGTGATCTAAGTGTACAAGGTTCTAGCACAGTAGTTGATACTGTAACGATGGAGGCAGCTAATGCTATTAAGTTTGAAGGACTTACAGCAAATGAGTATGAAACTGTTCTAACCATCATTGATCCAACAGCTGATCATACAATTAAGATTCCGAATCAGTCTGGATGTATACCTGTACTTGCAGCTGATAGTTCCACTCAGGTTACATCAACCCCTGCTGAGTTGAATATCCTTGATGGTGTTACAGCTACAGCTACTGAGTTAAATCTTCTAGATGGAGTAACAGCTACTACAGCTGAACTGAATTACATCGATGGCGTTACATCAAATATTCAAACTCAACTAGATGCGGGACAAGCTACTAATGCTAATTTAACAGCACTATCTAGTTGTCAGACAGGAGCAGCTACGGCTTTAGCTCTACTAACTGCAACAGAAGTTGAAGTACTAGATGGAGTAACAGCTACTACAGCTGAAGTAAACATCTTAGATGGAGTTACTTCTACTGCTACTGAACTGAATCTATTAGATGGAGTAACAGCCACTACAGCAGAATTGAATTACAGTGATGGTGTTACATCAAATATTCAAACTCAACTAGATGCGAAACAAACTACTGATGCTGACCTAACAGCACTATCTAGTTGTCAGACAGGAGCAGCTACGGCTTTAGCTCTACTAACTGCAACAGAAGTTGAAGTACTAGATGGAGTAACAGCTACTACAGCTGAAGTAAACATCTTAGATGGAGTTACTTCTACTGCTACTGAACTGAATCTATTAGATGGAGTAACAGCCACTACAGCAGAATTGAATTACAGTGATGGTGTTACATCTAACATTCAGACGCAGCTAAATGCAAAAGGTGCCGGTGATGCTGTTTTAGCCAGTGATCAGACATGGACAGGAGCACAGCGAGGTACTATTACAGCCTTGACTGATGCAGCTACAGTTGCTGTTGATTTTAACTCTAGTAACAATTTCAGCTTAACTCTTGCAGGTAACAGAACACTTGGTCAACCAAGCAACCAAGTAGCAGGTCAATCAGGTTCAATCTTTATTACACAAGATGGTACAGGATCTAGAACCCTTGCGTACCATGCGGATTGGAAATGGGCTGGTGGAACTGCACCAACACTAAGCACTACAGCAGCAGCAGTTGATCGTATAGATTATGCATTAGCAGCGTCTAATAAGATTCATGCGGTAGTAACACTGGATGTCAAATAATGTCTGTACTAAGTAATACAGGTATCCTTGCGGGTGCCTCAGGTGCTGTAGGTGGTGGTGGTGATCCTTACAACCTAGAACGTTCGACGAGATTCAACAGTGATGATTCGGCTTATTCAAATAGGACGCCAACTAGTGCTGGTAATAGGAAGACGTGGACCTGGAGTGGTTGGGTAAAGAGGAGCAACTTGTCTGGATCATATCCAACCTTGTTTTGTGCTGGATCAGCAGGAGCTTCAGAAGGTTCAATTAGGTTTAAATCTGACAATACAATTGAATTTTATGACTACAACAGTGGATACAACGCTCGAATAATTACCACAGCAGCATTTAGAGATCCTTCTGCTTGGTATCACATCGTTGCTGTGTTTGACACAATAAATGCTACCGCAGATCAGCGGATAAGAATCTATATCAATGGTGTGGAAGATACTGGAAGCCAGCGAACTAACCCCTCACAAAATCATGACGGATTTGTTAATAACAATATTGCTCATTCTATAGGTAGCTTTTATTCTACTGGTAGACATTTTGACGGCCTAATAGCAGACGTAAACTTCGTCGATGGCCTTGCTTTAGACCCTACGTCATTCGCTGAAGAAGACGAAGATACTGGTCAATGGGTTCCTAAGGAATACACACACAGCACGTCTGCTTGGCATACAGTAAATGATGGGACTACTTGGAGTGATAGTGCGTCAAACACCAATTTGATTTATTCGGGTTCAATAACTAACGTATTTAATGGTGTTTCAACATGGTCTTCGGCCAATTATGCTAGTTTCAGTGTTGGCACACTTACACTATTTTCGGGTGCCAGTATAACTGCAAGTAATACTATTAGAATATATGGAAATTGGACGTCAAATGATAAAATCGAAATTAATGGAACAGAATATGCTTGTGATGCAGATGGTAGTCACAAATGGATATCTCCTACTGGAGTAACTTATCCACTTACTCTAAATTCATTAGCAATTGATACAACACCTGGTAATATTCAGAATTCACTTTCTGCTGTTGAAATTGATGGACATATCCTAGTTGATGATGCTGTTGATAACTCATTCCACCTTGCGATGGACCCGGCTGAAACTGGGACTACTTATAGTGATGGAGTAGTGACCGGTACATCAGACAGCGGCAATTATGGTCCTTGGAGCAATGTATTTGATGGTAACACTGCCACATCTTTTAGGGCTGAGAATACTACTGGAGGTGAGACATCTTTAACCTTCACCACTCCTATACCGTTTACTTCAACATTAGAGATTGCCGGTTATCAAAACGGTGCTGGGATGTTCTTGACTGGTGGTAATGACATTGAAGTTGATGTGACTTCACAATTACCTGCACCAGCTTCAGCTGGAATTACTCAAATTACTGGAGTAATATCACCACTTAAGAAGATTAGAATGACTTCTCAATCTGCTAATAACAACGCAGTAATCTACGGAGGTGGAATCTACGTTGATGGCAAGGAGCTTCTAAACCACACAGCAATCGGATACGACAGCAGCGGCAACGAGAATCATTGGCATGAGAATAATTTAGTAGCTTCTGAAACACTTACGCCTTGTGTCGAGTTTGATGGTACTGGTGATTATTTGGATCTCGGAACTAGTTCTGATTATGCTTTTGGAACTGGTGATTTTACTATTGAAATGTATGTATTCCGCCCCAATGACGGAAGAGCAAGTCATAACACATTATTTGCTACTAGAGGAGGAGCTGGTACAACAAGTGGGTTTAATATAGGTATATTTGAAGATTCTAGTAGCAGAAGACTTTACCTGTATAGTAATGGTCAGCAATTAACTTGGACTAATGGAGTTCCTGAAGGTTGGGTACATATAGCAATTACAAGAAGTGGAACTTCATTAAAGAGCTTTATTAATGGTGTAAACGACGGAACTGGTACAAACTCTCAAAATTATACTAATGATAGTGCCACTATTGGAGCTGGTTTAGCTGGAGCCTATGAACATACGCTTGGTTTTATTTCCGACTTCCGTATTATCAAAGGAACCGCACTTTACACATCAAACTTCACACCACCAACAACACCACTCACAAATGTAACCAACACAAAACTTCTGTGCTGTCAGTCAAATACTTCTGCTGGTGCTGCTGCGGTATCTCCACACATTAGTGGTATTAATGATGGAACTGTGTGGAGTCGTTTCCTTTCCAGTCCTGACGACTCTGATGGTTCAGAATCTTACAAACTTTTTGATGGAAATATAAGTAACCTTTATTCTCCTGGTGGCAACACAATAACTTTTGATATAACTTCTATTGGTGGAATTACTGTATCAACATCACTGGAAGTTTACTTTTCTTCAAATGTATCTGCAAGAGATTATACTGTAAATGGTGGGAGTGCTGTTAATAGCGGAACAGGAACAACATGGGTTGATTTGGGATTTACTGGAAATTTCAACACATTAACAGGAACAAATGGTGGACAAATAGGTGCCATTCGTATTGATGGGTCTACAATATTAATAGATCCAGTAACAGCAATCGGAGACGCAGCAGCTACAGACCAGAGGTCAAATGGCGAAAACCTTGACCTCCTAGCCGATACACCTGGAGCACCTTACGATAATGAATTGAATGGTGGTGGTAATTACGCGACGTGGAATCCGTTGGATACCGCTGCCTCTGGCACATTGGCAAACGGTAATTTAGATTTCTCGTCAGCAGGAACATCTGAATTTAGAAATACTCGATCCACATTTGCTGTTTCTTCTGGTAAATGGTACTTTGAAGGCACTCTTGAAGCGATTGGAGGAGCAGCTTATATAGGTTTGGGGACTAGTGCTGCAAGTTTGACAGTAAATATAGGAGGTACTAATACTTGGGGTTATGTTAATTCCGGCAATAAACAATCAAACAGTACGGCGGAGGTTGCTTATGGAGCTAGTTATACAACAGGTGATGTCATTGGTGTCGCCTTTGATGCTGACAATGGAACCTTAACGTTTTATAAAAATGACTCAACACAAGGGCAAGCTTATTCGGGTTTAACGTCTGGCCCTTACTTCTTTATGGTGACTGGCTACAACGGAACTACGTGGAATGCAAACTTTGGCCAACGTACCTTCGATAACCTACCAACTGACTATAAAGCACTGAATACTTTCAACTTAGACAATCCATTGATTGATGATCCAAGCGAGCATTTTGATGTCGTACTATATGACGGTGATGATTCTACCGATCGCGATGTAGATGCAGGTCTTCCTCTCGATATGGTCTGGATTAAGAATAGAGGTATAGCAAATGACCACATCCTTGCCGATGCCGTTCGTGGCAACTATCATTTATACACTAACGGTGTTTGGACAGAAGGCTCAGGAAGATTTGGTGGATTCAGTGGGAATACGTTCAACCTTAGTGATAATGATGATACTGTTAATAAAGATAACGATAGTTATGTAGCCTGGGCCTGGAATGCTGGAGATGCCGCTAACACGACTGCAGTAAGTGTTGGTAGTTTGAATAGTGTAGCTCTTAACAAAGATCAAACATGGTCTAGCGGTATGAAGACAGCTGATACTGCAACCACAACCTACTCAGCTAGTGGCCGTACAACTACTATGGGCTATGGATCTAACACAGACCCGTTTGATGCTGATCAAACAAACTTCATATATGGTAAGACAGGTATAGCTGGCACATGGATTTATCTAGAGTTCTCTTCTGCACTTAGTAACGTAACGTCAATCAGTTTCTCTACTGAGTACTCATGCCCTAGCAGTATAATTAAGCTTAATGGAACTGATGTAGCTGTAGATCAAACAGCTGATGGTGGCTTCCGTGAAGTTACTGTAACTGGTACTATTCCAGCATCATTAACTGAGATCGCTATTCAAGGTAATGGTGGATCTTCTAGATTGAAATGGGTGAAGATTGATGGTAAGCTACTGATTGACTCAGGTGTTACTTATAATCTACCATCAATCGCATCAGAATACAAAGCCAACACCACGGCAGGGTTCTCGATTGTTACTTATGGAAATACATCAGACGGCGATACGATCGGGCATTCGCTATCAGCCAGCCCACATCTAATTATCACTAAAAACAGAGATAGCTCTTCAGATTGGAACGTCTATTTTGACGGCTTTGGCGCTAGTGACGTTATCAATCTCAACAATACTGACGCAAAATCAACTAGCGGTTCAAATACATTTATTAAAGCTGTTTCTAGTACTACATTTACCGTTGGTAGTAGCGCTCTTGTTAGTGGTTCTGATGACTATATCGCCTACTGCTGGGCTCCGGTGGAAGGCTTCAGTAAATTCGGATCGTATGAAGGCAATGGTGATCCTGATGGTCCGTTCGTATGGTGTGGGTTTAGACCTGCACTAGTAATAATCAAAAATGCTGATCAAGATAATAGTTGGTTTATGATGGATAAAGATAGATCATCATATAATCCACTTGGTGAGATACTTAACGCAGACGCCAACACTGCAGAAACTTCGACAGATTGGATTGATTTTACATCCAATGGTTTCAAAATCAGAGCTACCTCAACAGGTAATAATAATAGTGCAAAAACACAAATATTCGCAGCCTGGGCTGAGTCGCCTTTTAAATATTCAAACGCAAGATAATAGGGGCTATGTTAAAATTAGTTTTAGGGACGATGTTATCATGCTAGGCATTAAGCATAGTTAGATAACATCTAATTACACTCAA